GCAATCCTGCCATCTGGGCTGCCATTATGGCCTGAGTTCTGGCCTTTGGAAGAACTTGAGGCAACCAAGGAGGAGATTACCAACAATGGTAACCTTGGGAAGTGGAATGCCCAGTATATGCAGAACCCAACCTCTGAGGAGGGTGCGCTCATCAAACGTGAATGGTGGCGTGAGTGGGAAAAGGATGATCCGCCTGAGTGTGAGGCAATCATTCAGTCATGGGACACGGCATTCCTGAAGACACAACGCTCCGACTACAGCGCGTGTACCACATGGGGCATTTTCTACAGGGTTGATGAGACAGGAACTCCAGTTCCAAACGTCATTCTTCTAGATGCGTACAAGGAAAAGCTTGAGTTCCCTGAGTTGAAGAAGATGGCGCGGGAAAAGTACTTTGAGTACGAGCCAGACCAACTTGTGGTAGAGAAAAAAGCATCAGGTGCGCCGCTGATCTTTGAGCTTAGGCAGATGGGTTTGCCTGTGACTGAGTTCACACCAAGCCGTGGCAATGATAAAATTGCCCGTGTGAACGCAGTTGCTGATCTTTTCTCGTCTGGGTGCATCTGGCATCCACCAACACGATGGGCATACGAAGTCATTGAGGAATGTGCTGCATTCCCATCTGGCGACCATGACGACTTTGTCGATAGCACCACACAAGCCCTTATACGCTTCAGGCAGGGCGGATGGATAAGGGTTGATAGTGATGAATGGGACGATGAAGTCGATGAAGACAGATCCGTGGAATACTACTGAGCCAGAACCATCTGGTTCGTTTTCACTTGAGATCCTTCAGGAACATAGAAAGCTTACACTCAAATATAGAAACGCCATGAAGGCACTTGGCGGCGTTGGGAAAAAAACATCTGCAACTCTACAAATGATTGAAGAGATGGCACGATCAAACCTTAAGGCATATGAACGATGTCATGGATTGACAGAGTCTGATAATCATTTACTTTAGTGATGCTTTGGACGGCGTCCTCTCTTAACGGTAGATCAGGCCCTGTGTGGGGTAGAGAAAGCAGGGAACCAGCGTCCTATGCGCTCAGGGTGAAGAGAACCCCCACATCATCCCACTTCCTTAGACCCGCATAGTTCTGCTATAGTTCAATAGAACTTTTTGGAGACTCAGTATGCCCATCACCAAACCTCTTATGCCTTTTGATTCTCCCATGATTGATGAGGGTACGGATGTTCAGGTTGAAGTACCTGAGGATACGACCTCCACGCCAACTGAAGACGGCGGAATCATTATTGAGTTTGGATCTTCTGATGGAAATGATGCAGCGCCATCGGATGTGCCTCACGATGCAAACCTTGCTGAATACATCGAAGACTCTGATCTTGAAGGCATGGCTTCTGAACTGGTTGATGACTTTATCAATGACAGAAACTCCCGCAAAGATTGGGCGATGGCATACATCAAGGGCCTTGATCTACTTGGCCTGAAGATTGAAGAGCGCAGCCAGCCTTGGCAGGGCGCATCTGGCGTATTCCACCCCATGCTTACTGAATCTGTTGTGCGTTTTCAGGCACAAGCGATGGGTGAACTGTTCCCAGCATCAGGACCAGCCCGCAGCAAGATCATGGGCAAGGAGACTTCTGAGAAGCTTCGTCAAGCTGAACGTGTCGAGACAGAGCTTAACTACCTCCTGACTGAAAAAATGCCTGACTATCGTAGTGAGCTTGAGCAAATGCTGTTCCGGCTTCCTCTGGCTGGATCTGCTTTCAAAAAGGTTTATTTTGATCCCATTCGCAAGGTTCCTGTTGCCACGTTTATTCCTGCTGAGGACTTGGTGGTTTCGTATGGGGCTTCTAGCCTACAGACTTGCCCACGTTTCACCCATGTGATGCGTAAGACCAAGAACGAAATCTTGGAGCTTCAGGCTGTTGGTTTCTACCGTGATGTTGATATTGGTCTTCCGACAGCAGACAAGTCTGACATCCAAGAGAAGTATGATGACCTTGATGGGTCTGATGACACCATGTTTGATGATGGTCGCTACACCATTTTGGAGATGTACGTTGACCTCAATATGCCTGAGGGATTTGATGATCCTGATGGTATTGCGCGGCCCCATGTCATTACGATTGAAAAGGGTTCGATGACCATCTTGTCCATCCGCCGCAACTGGCGTGAGGATGATGATACAAAGCAAAAGCGGATGCACATTATCCATTACCCGTACCTTCCGGGTCTTGGATTCTATGGCACTGGCCTGATTCACCTGATTGGTGGTCTTGCGAAATCCGCGACATCCATCATGCGTCAGTTGATTGATGCTGGCACATTGGCAAACCTACCCGCTGGCCTTAAGTCTCGCGGTCTTCGTATCAAGGGCGACAACACGCCGCTGCGGCCCGGTGAGTTCCGCGATGTGGATGTCCCCGGTGGCGCTATCCGTGATGCCATCACTTTCCTGCCGTACAAGGAGCCGTCTTCGGTTCTGTACCAGCTACTGAGCAACGTGGTTGAAGAGGGTCGCCGTATCGGTTCTGTGGCTGATGTTCAAATCAGCGATATGAACTCTCAGGCCCCCGTTGGAACGACACTTGCACTTCTTGAGCGCAACATGAAGGTCATGTCTGGGGTTCAGGCACGGCTTCATGCGTCCATGAAGGATGAGCTTCGCTTGATTGCTGAAATCGTCCATGACCACATGGATGAGAAATATGCATACGATATGGGTGGTGACTTTAACCGCATCGATGACTTTGATGGTCGTGTTGATATTATTCCTGTGTCTGATCCAAATGCCTCTACAATGGCGCAGCGGATCATGCAGTATCAGGCTGCATTGCAACTATCTACGCAAGCTCCACAGCTTTATGACATGGGAAAACTTCACCGCCAGATGCTTGAGGTTCTTGGAATCCAAGATGCAGCAGACATCATCAAGCTGCCTGAGGATATCAAGCCAAAAGATCCTATCAGCGAAAATATGGCAATCTTGAAGCAAGAGCCTGTAAAAGCTTTTTCATATCAAGACCATGATGCACACATTTCTGTACACCAAGCAGCAATGCAAGACCCAAAGATTCAGCAAATGATAGGTCAGTCGCCGTTTGCACAGGCTATTCAAGCCGCAGCAGCAGCACACATCAGCGACCACGTTGCATTGCAGTACCGCAAGCAAATCGAAATGCAGCTTGGCGTACCGCTTCCTGCTGAAGGAGAGTTCCTGCCTGAGGATGTTGAGACAGAATTGTCTAAGCTTACGCAAATGGCTGCACAAAAATTGCTTGCAAAGAACCAAGCAGAAGCTGCACAACAGCAAGCACAGCAACAAGCTCAAGATCCTGTACTACAGATGCAGATGAAAGAGCTTGAGTTGAAGGAAATGAAGATCAAGGGCGACCTTCAAATTGAACAGCAGCGTTTGCAACTTGATGCTCAGAACAAGTCTGAGAACATTGCTGTACAACGTGAGCGTATTCAATCTGAAGACTCCCGTGAAGGTGCGCGTATTGGTGTCAGAATTGCTGAGAACACTGAGCAAGCAGATCGTGCTGATAAGACTGAAGGCGTTCGCATGGGTATCGAAATTGCAAATCGCCTTGCTGACAGAAACTCTAAGCAAGTTGTAGGTAAGTGATGGAAGGCCAGATCTTTGAGGCATTGATTCTTCGCTTGAACCAGCAGAAAAATTCAATAGAACTTTTTCTGGCTAATGGTGGAGCAAAGAACTACGACGAATACTGTCGCATGGTGGGTGAGTATTCATCCCTCTTGAAGACAGAAGGCGACATCAGGGATATCGAACAAAGATTCCTTGAGAACTAAGTCTGATTGAGCATCAGGTGTCTGTGGGCCTTAAACCACTGCTGGAGGCTATATGTATACGAAAGAAACGGCTGAAGACGTAGTCACTATGGCAAAGTTGCCTGAACCCCGTGGCTACAGAATCCTGATCGCAATCCCTGAGATCACAGTTAAGACTGAGGGTGGCGTTTATATCCCTGAAAAAATCCGAAATGCGGAAGAGACAGCATCTTTGATTGGTGTTGTCTTAAAGATTGGACCTGAAGCTTACTCAGATCCAAACAGATTTCCCGGAGGCGCATGGTGCAAAGAGGGTGACTTTGTCATTTTCCGCTCCTATTCGGGTACACGCTTCAAAGTGCATGGAAAAGAGTTTCGACTGATCAATGACGATACCGTTGAGGCAGTTGTTGAAGATCCACGGGGGTATAGCCGCGCATGAATACGCAAAGCATTGAGAACGACATCGACCTAGATCTGTCTGATGACATTGAGGTTGAAGTTGTAGATGA